TTCATATACCAAGATTCAAACGACGACTGGTGGTTTGCCGTCGCCCGAGAGGGAGACGAAGCTTCAGACCGTAAGTCATGGTTCGACAACCTGATCTACGCTGGCCCCTGCCTGACCCGCGAGGACGCCGAAAACTGTGCCGACCTTTTCCAGAATACCGGATATGGCGCAGAAGAAATTGGTCCGGGAGGTTTCTTAGCGCCCCCACCCGAACGCTTGCAGTTTAATACTCTCGCGTTGAAACCGGAGACCGCATACCTTCCGGGACTAGAACACTTATTTAACCAACCAGACGGAGAAAACAAATGACGAAGGAGCAAAACCTAAAACAAATGGCAGACAACCTGACCGTCTTGTTTCCGAAAAAACTACTCAACATCAATGAAACGGCCGCCGCAGCCGGTATCTCACGTAATACGGTGTACCGGCGCGTGGAGAAAGGGACATTCCCCGCCCCACGTAAGGTCAAAAGCCCGCATGTCCGCGGCCCACGGATCGTGAACAGATGGAGCACGGATGAGATCATGAACTGGAAAATCAAGGAACAGGTGTACTACCAAAAGCTGGAAGAGGAAGCCATGAAGTCTGGTAGAAATTCCCATATTGACCCAACAGTACCTGATGCTGAATACTACCAAGAAGACACACAACCTAAACGGAGGATAAATCACATGTTCGTCACTGCTGCTATCGTCGGAGCCATCTGCGGTATCCTTTGGGGTATCGGTCATTGATGATAACCGCGATCACGTGCCTCGCCATGGCGGTCTACTACGAAGCTCGCGGAGAGCCCGTCGTAGCACAGCTCGCCGTGGCCGAGGTCGTGGTCAACCGCGTCGTGAGCCCCGTGTTCCCCAACAATGTCTGCGACGTTGTAAAGGAGGACCGCGGCCCACGGCGCTGGGACTGCCAGTTCTCATTCTGGTGCGACGGCAAGCCCGAAAGGCCCAAAGAAATCGAAGCGTGGTCCACGGCCCGCGATATCGCAGAAATGGCACTCAGCGGCGTTCGCGTCGGCCACAACGCCACCCATTACCACTCGACCTCGGTTAAACCGAAATGGGCAAAGAATATGACACCTGTCGCCACATTTGGTTCTCATATATTCTACGTGGATAAACCGCGGCCCACGGCCCCCGTGCCAAAGTTCAAACCACCATATTTTTCGATAAAGAAATAGGGGCCGCTATGCAGCCGGAGTATAAAGAATGCCCCGAGTGCGGGGGAACCGGTCGTCTCGAATACGACAAGCCCGTCGTCGATTGGAATAACGGTGGTTTCATTGACTCAGAATGGGGCGATTGTTACGTCTGCGACGGAGCCGGAGAAATCGAAATCAAATATGAAGAAGAGTAATTAAATGAAGCCGTGGAAAGTTATTGCTAAACGATCCCCAGAAACCCTTCACATGTGGGTTCTCACGTCCGATGACCAAAACCGCTCAGAGTTCCATCGCAACAAAGTCCTGAAAGGCTACGTCGCCGATGCCTTGAACGACAAAATTTGGCTCGTGCACCGCCGCGTAGGGGAAAAAGGCGAGAACCGCTGGGAGCTGATCTGGAAGCCACGGCGCAGGAAAGGATCATGAAAGCCCTCGCGCATCGGTAGCAAGAACTGCTAACCCACAAGGACAGGAAGTGAAGAGGGAATGAGATGACAGTTACCGCATGGTGGTTTTCCGAAGGGAACACGCTTCCGCACGGCGACATGCGACGAGTTGCGCTCGGTAAGACGCACAAAATCAAGGGCGAAGTCGTCCCTTGCGAGAACGGCCTGCACGCCAGCGTGCGCGCCATCGACGCGCTTTCGTATGCGCCCGGAAACATCGTCTGGCGGGTGGAATGCGGCGGAACCGTCGTTCAGGAGAATGACAAACTGGCCTGTTCCGAACGCACCTACATCTCGGGCGGAATCGACGTTTCCGACACACTGCGGAAATTCGCCCGCATGTGCGCGCTCGACGTCGTCCACCTGTGGGATGCGCCGGAAATCGTCGTTCAGTATTTGAAAACCGGCGATGAAAGCATCCGGGATGCCGCATGGGATGCCGTAGGGGCTGCCGAACGGGATGCCGTAGGGGCTGCCGAACGGGATGCCGCACGGGCTGCCGTAGGGGCTGCCGAACGGTGTACCGGCGCGTGGGATGCCGCATGGAATGCCTCATGGGATGCCGCACAGGCTGCCTCACGTGATGCCTCACGGGCTGCCGAACGGGATGCCGCATGGGATGCCGCACTCGCGAAGCAGAACCGCCGCCTCACCCGCATGCTGAGAAAAGCGATCAATGGAAAGGAACAAGAAAAATGAAAGGCAAAAAATCCACCATCACCGGAAAAGCGAACCGTTACATCGTGTTCCGGTTCCTCAAGAAGTACATGACGCAGCACCTCGAATGCCCGACGCCCATGCAGGTTGCCGAGGAGACAGGGCTGCCCCGCGCAACGGTCACATACAACATGCAGGGCCTCCGCGGTGCTGCGGGCCTTCCCGTCCCGATCCCGAGCCACTGGTCCAACGCCACCCGCAAGCGGTGGGAAGACGGGGCGTACGACGACCAGTACGAACCGAAGGACTTGGTGTCTCTCATCGGAGATTCCTAGAGACTTAATCCAACGGCGGTTTGATCCAGATGGTGCGTTTCTCCTCGTCTACATAGGCGATTGCTTGTCGTGCAGAAGCCGAGCGCGGTTCTCTTGCTCCGCCTTCTTATTTTCTTTGCCGGTCGTCCCATAACATCGTATAGTTACCCCTCAACCACACCCCTACCGTTGAGGGAGCCAATGGCCCAAAAATCTAAAGACGCCAACAAGTTCACGCCGCGCAAAAAACACCGCCGCAGGCATAAACCATACCCCCTGAATCACCGCAAAAGCCTCGGACCAAAGTCCGCATGGCGGAAAAGACGGTAACGCAGCCGTTACCACCATGACAGGTACCTACATATTCCCCGCCGGGGAACGACAAAAAGTCCTCGACGAGGCAGCAACCTATTATGGAGTAAAGATAAAAGATATCGCCGGACCCGGCAGATCGCACCGACAAGAAGTCGTGCACGCCAGATGGGTCGTCATCGCTATCCTCAAAGGTTACATGGGTTACACCGGGTCACAAATTTCACGTGCCCTAAAATGTGACCACACAACAGTCATATATGCGATGCGGAAAATCGAGGAAAGCGAACAATTACAACGGGTTGTGGAGCAGTTGGCGGAGTCCGTGGCCCGCGGCCCACGGGTCCGGTAACGCAAACTACGTATATATAGGGACAAAATTGAAAAAAAAATTTTTGAAAAACACCCTGTTACCGGTGTTACCGCGTTACCTTTCGGATAATAGCGTTATGTTATAAGGGGTTAGAAGGTATCATAAGTAGGTAACGGAGTTTTGGGGTGTATACCAGTTTACGTTACCTATAAAGGGCGGGTTTGCGTTAAGGGGGTGCGCGCTGCTTCTTCAATTATTTTTTTTCTGGCTCTGTATAAACAGAGACCGTATTTTGGTAAAATCTACTGCTTATTAACTGGAGAAGCCTGATGCCGACGAAAAAGAAGAAACCGGCGGGGAAAAACGGCCCTCTCACGGGCAGGACTGGTCGCCCCCCGGTCTCTGTAAATACCCCACTGACCCGACGCCAAGAACTATTCGTTAAAGAGCTTGTATCGAAGGACGGCCAGATCACTCTCCGTGAAGCCGCAATCAATGCCGGATACACGGCGGGGTCTGCCCACAGTCGCGCATATGAGCTGACAAACCCGAACGTCAGCCCCCATGTCTGTGCCGCGATCCGCGCCTACCGGGACGAGCTAGATGAAAAGTACGGCATTAGTTACAAGCGGCATGTCCGAGACTTGCAGATTATCCGCGACATGGCGTTGCAGAACGGAGCTTATTCGGCAGCCGTTCAAGCCGAGTACCGCCGAGGACAGGCGCAGGGCAATATCTATGTCAGCAAATCCGAAATCCGGCATGGCTCCATCGATAGCATGAGTAAGGAAGAGGTTTTGAAGGCCCTAGAGGAGATTAAGAACCAGTATGCCCCGATCACGATTGATGTTACCCCAGAGGGAGAGAGCAATTCCGGCAACCGCGCAAAAGCGCGAAGCAGGCTTCTGGAGGCAAATGAAGGAAGGTCTAGCGAAGACGGACCGGAACCTGAATACGACGAGGCTGGAGACGTGGGCGACGCCGGGGATACCGGACGTCCTGATCTGTGACGAGCGTGGTGCTTTTCACTTCGTCGAGCTGAAGGCCACTGCGGGCAACGCGGTCGAGTTGCGCCCGCATCAAGTCGCGTGGTTGGTAAACCACCGCCGCGCTAGTGTTTGGGTGCTGGTGAAGAAGGTGCCGACTAAAAACGCGGCGCAGCAGGTATTTCTGTTCCACGGGGATCGGGCTGTTGATCTGAAGATGGAAGGCCTAACCGCTGTCGAGCCCGCCTACCATGCCGAAGGCCATTTCGACTGGCAGCAGATAATAGACTTGATATGTCCTAGATAATCGCATACGATGGAGGCCTCTCAACAAACCACGGAGGACGCGGTATGAACTATCGAATCTATTTTACTTTCCCGGCAGGAGACCGGGCCACCAACGCGCAGGTGTTTGCAACCCGCGAGGAAGCGCTGAACAGCGCCGCCGACCGCTTCGCGGCATGGACCCTGCCGACCGGATATGAGGTGGAGGAGACCGAAGACCCGGTCACCTATCACTGGAACCGTGACGAGGGGGACGTTCGTATCGAACGGGCGGTGGCATGAGCGATACCGCAAAAGAAAAGCTCTGGGTCTTCGATACCCTCCAATACCTTGAAATCTACGCCCCTACGTTAGAAGACGCGAGGCGTGAGGTTTACGAAATTGAGAAGCAGACAGGGCTTGATTTTGATCTCGCCCCGCGGTGGGAGATTTATCAAGCCGAAAAAGAGGAGAACGAACATGAATATCAATTTAACAGACGTAGAGCTTGAGATGTTAAGCCGCGCGCTGGACGCCGTATGGTGGCAGCAGAACCCGGCGGACGAACCCGGCCAGTCTGAGGCTCATCGAGTGATCCGCATTCAGCGCAAGCTGACTCGCGCGTTTGAACACCCCAACACTGAGATCGAATAGCTCAACGCCGGGGGCCGAAGCCCCCGGCACACAACCCGGAGAAAAACGATGATCGAGATTAAAAGCACCAAGGGCGAAGTCGTCCACACCCATGAAGGCGCCAACCTTCGCGGCGCTGATCTTAGCGAGGCTGACCTTCGCGGCGCTGACCTTCGCGGCCGCAACCTTCGCGGCGCTGACCTTCGCGGCGCCAACCTTAGCGGCGCTGATCTTAGCCACGCTGATCTTCGCGGCGCCGACCTTAGCGGCGCAAATCTTGAGGGTACTAATCTCAATGAAACTTCACTTTACGGCGTCATGTTAGAGCCTAGCCAGTGTTCCGCATTTTTAACCGCGCTTCACATTGATTTCGTTGAATGAGCAATGTGCCGGGGGCAACCCCGCCCCCGGCACACAACCCGGAGAAAAGATGATGTTCTTCCTACTCGAATGGCTGGCCAAGCTTCTGTATGGCGCGGATGCCGTGGAACGTGCGCGGCGCAATCCGCCCCGGCGGAGGCGGAGATAATTTTATAAAAATTACTGTTGCGTCATACGCGATAATATGAGACAAGAGGGGCGGGGCAAATCCCGCCCCTTTTTTATACGGAGAAAATCAAATGTCCTACACTACAAACGCAATCGCCCACGGTATTGGTAACAGCGCTGTCAGCAGCAACTGGTACAGCCGCCCCGACGATCAGAAGTTCCTGTCGCTTTTCGAGATGCTGCAATTCAAGCGCCGCGACGCGGAGCAGATGACGAGTCGGACCGTGGACACCCACAAGCTTCGGGTTGTCGGCAGCGTGGACGAAGAGAACCCAAGCCGGGGCGACCTGTCCATTGAGTATGCCGACGAGAACGGGCGCGAGCATTTCAACCTGCCGACCAACTGGTCCTTCGGCCAGCTCTCGCAGCTATCCGGCGCGCCTGCGGCTTACTTGCGAGACCTTCCCGCCCCTCTTGCGGCCGACTGCATTCAGTGGGGACTGCGCTATAACCGGAACCGCGAGCTCGTGAAGGTCTACGGCCACCAACAGGACGGCGGGGAACTCCGCGCCGCGACCGGCCCGGACTACGGCCGGATTTTCGACTGGGAAATCCTCAAGCCGATCAGCGACCTTGTGGACGCTAGCGGTGGACGCTGGAAGGTGCCGGGGATGATGACCGGGAGCCGCGACGGCATGGCGGTCTATGATCCCGACGTGCCTGTCACGAAAGAGACCACAACCCTGTTCGCATCCGACCGCGACGTGTTTGTGTTCCTTGTCGACGACCGCAACCCCATTGAAGTCGGCAAGCTTGCGAACGGCGAACCCGATTTGATGTTCCGCGGGTTTTATGCGTGGAACAGCGAAACCGGCAGCAAGACGGCAGGCATCGCGGCGATGTATCTGCGGGGCGTTTGTATGAACCGCAACCTCTGGGGCGTCGAGAATTTCCACGAAATCAAAATCCGGCACACTAAATTCGCGCCGGATCGGTTCGCGGCGGAAGCTCGCCCGGCGCTGGAAAGTTTCGCCACCGGCGCGACCCGGAATTTTGTGGAAGGCGTGCAGGCTGCCCAGTCCGCCATTGTCGCCCGCGACGATGACGACCGGCTGGATTTCCTCACGAAACGGGCCGGGTTGTCCGCCCGCATGGGCCGTGCGGCCATGGCCCGCCATGTCGAGGAAGAGGGCAAGCCCGCCAGTTCCGTTTGGGACATGGCGCAGGCCATTACCGCCATCGCCCGCGATGTTCCGCATCAAGACGCGCGGATCGAGATTGAGCGCAAGGCGGGCGCCCTGTTGGATAAAGTCGCCGCCTAACCCGCGCCGCATAAACGCTAACTTGGGGCCGCCATTGTGCGGCCCCTTTCTTTTTAACTTTAAGAGTGAAACAAGGCGGCCCCCGCCTCCCCCTCCCTGCTTAAACGTACCGCGGGCCGCGTACGGCGGGCCGTGGGCCGCGTTCCGGGGTCCGGGCGGGGTGAACCGGCCCCCGCGCCCCGTGAGCCCTGGCGGGCCGTTCCCGGGCCGTGTTGACGCTATGGGATAAATCGCTTATAAATAACTCGCGACCAGTTATCCGGCCGCCTTAACCATGGAGTCCTACACATGACCAATTACTACCTGACCGAAAAATCCCGCAACGCGAAAACCGGGCCGATCCCGGTTTCCACAACGTCCGCCGATACATGCCCGAACGATTGCCCTTTCCGTGGGAACGGCTGTTACGCCGACGGTTACCCGCTCAAGGGCCGTTGGGATGAAGTAACGCGGGGCGCGCGCGGCGGGTCGCTGGCGGCCCTGTGCGAGAAAATCTCCGCCTTACCGGCTGGCCAGTTATGGCGCCATAATCAGGCAGGCGACCTGCCCGGCGACGGGGAAGAAATCAACGCGGCCGAATTGATGGAAATCGTGATCGCCAACATGGGCCGCCGCGGGTTTACTTTCACGCATTACAACCCTGCAAAGCCTGAGAACGCGGTTCCGATATCGATTGCGAACCGCGAAGGTTTCACGATTAACCTTTCCGCCAATAACCTAGCCCATGCCGACGATCTCGCCGCCTTGGATATCGGCCCGGTTGCGGTTGTTCTTCCCGCCGGGTTCGACGGCCGCCAGACGGAAACCCCGGCCGGGCGCCGTGTCGCTCAATGCCCTGCCACCTACCGGGACACAACGTGCGCCGATTGCGGGTTGTGCGCCAAACGCGACCGCAAGGTTATCGTGGGATTTCCCGCCCATGGAGTGCACAAACGCAAGGCTGATGCTATCGCCGCGTAACGCGGCCCGGCCGTAACGGCCCGCGTTACGCCGCCCGGCCGTAACGGCCCGCGCACCCCGGCCCGTGATCCATGGGCCGGGGTTTTTCTTGCGCCTATGCGGCGTATCGCATATAACTGGCTGGCCGGTATTTCCCGGCCCCGAAAACCATGGAGTGTCAATCATGTCCGAATATGAAAAAATAGCGCCGCCCTCGTGGCGCACCGCCGTCACCATATACGTTGAAGTTCTCGAGCGTGGGGACAGCCAAGAAGGCAAAAGGGCCGCGCGTGAAGAGCTGTTGCGCCTAGCCGATATCGTCGACGCCATGAGAGCGGACCGCGCCGCCTAATCCCCGGCCCGTGTATCGGGGTTGCCTGCCCCCGGCGGATCACTCCGCCGGGGGTTTTTCTTGCGCGGCTGGCGGCGCCCGGCGCTATCGGATCCCGGCGCCCGGACCCGCCGCCCGCGACGCCGGGTCCCCGGCCCGGGGCCCGTCGCGATCGGGTCAGGCGCCGGGGCCCGGCGGTCCGTCGGCCGCGCCGCGCGGAACGCGGCCCCGGGGGGAGAGACGGCGGCTAGGGCCATGTTTCTCACAAACAATAATCAAATATTTTATTTTGGGCCCTAATATCGTATATTTACCTATATCGTCCGCGTTTAGCGATGTTTCACGTGAAACATTTCTAGAATAATTCTAAGGGGCCCCCATGGCAGTGTCTGAAAATCCAGTAATCGATGAAAAGAGGCTGAAACTGGAGCTGCGCCTTGCGCAGTTGGAGAAAAACGAAGCCTGCCAAGATAATTTTTTGACCTTCGTCAAGACGGTTTGGCCCGAGTTCATTGCGGGCAGGCACCACAAGATAATTGCCGACAAGCTAGAGCGTGTGGCTAAGGGAGAATTAAAACGCCTGATTATCAACATGGCCCCCCGACACACGAAGTCGGAGTTCGCGAGCTATCTGTTCCCCGCGTGGATGATGGGCCGTAATCCGCGGATGAAGATCATTCAGGCGACGCATACGACCGAGCTTGCGGTTAACTTTGGCCGCAAGACGAAGAACCTGATTGATAGTGATGAGTACAAGGAGATATTTCCTGACGTTCGGTTGGCGGCGGACAGCAAGGCTTCTGGTCGGTGGGACACGGCCAAAGGTGGGATGTACTACGCCGTGGGCGTTGGTTCGAACCTCGCGGGTCGTGGTGGTGACTTGGTTATCATTGATGACCCGCACTCGGAACAGACGGCTATGTCGAACAGCGGGTTTGACGATGCGTGGGAGTGGTACACGGGCGGTCCTCGCCAGCGTTTGCAGCCCGGCGGCAGCATTGTTCTTGTTCAGACGCGGTGGTCTGAGAAGGATATGACGGGTCAGCTTCTGCGGGCCATGGCCAAGGACCCTTTGGCTGACCAGTGGGAGATTGTGGAGCTTCCTGCGATATTTGATGACGAGACGCCGTGTTGGCCGGAGTTCTGGAGTCTTGAAGATCTGACCGCGGTCCGCGCATCTATTCCTCCGAGCAAGTGGAATGCGCAGTACCAGCAGAATCCGACGGGTGAAGAGAACGCGATTATCAAGCGCGAATGGTGGCGTCGTTGGGAGAAGGAGACGGTTCCGCAGCTTGAGTATGTGATTCAGAGTTATGACACGGCGTTTAGCAAGCGTGAGACGTCGGACTACAGTGCGATTACGACGTGGGGTGTGTTTTACCCAAACGAGGGCGGGAGTGGGCCTAATCTGATCTTATTGGACAGTAAAAAGGGTCGATGGGATTTCCCGGAACTAAAGGACATTGCTCTGGATAACTACAAGTTCTGGGAGCCGGACACGGTAATTATTGAAGCGAAGGCGTCTGGTATGCCTTTGACCCAAGAGTTGCGGAGCATGGGTATTCCGGTTGTGAATTTTACGCCGTCTCGTGGCAACGACAAGCTGACGCGGGTGCATAGTGTGTCGCCGTTGTTTGAGGCCGGGTTTGTTTGGGTCCCCGACGAGACGTTTGCGGACGAGATGATTGAAGAGGTTGCGGCATTCCCGAATGGGGAGCATGATGACTTGGTCGATAGTATGACACAGGCTTTGATGAGGTATCGTCAGGGCAATTTTGTGCAATTACCTACAGATGACTGGGCGGACGAAGAAAACTCTGCTAAAGTCCACGCATACTATTAGGAAGCATCGCCATCATGGACGAATCGCGAGTAAATTTAGGTGCAGGGGCCCCCGGTGGAGCCGGGGACTTTTCGTTTGAAGTTGGCGGTTACGAAATTTCGCCTCGCGCCTATGTTGAAGGAAGCTACGGCGGCAGCACGCCATATGTATATTTGCCTGAAGGCGATGTCCTTCTTGAACAGAAGATGATGCAGGCGTCGGGGAAGATAGGTGCGGACATAGTTTCTCCCGGCGGAGACCGGTTTGGCGGCGCGGTGTCGGGCGCATACGCGCGTGGCAGCACGAAGTTCCCGGAACAACTGCAACGCTACGGGGCCCCCGCAAAAGTTACTTATGGCACTCGCGGGGTCGAGCCGACTGAGTACCGCGGATATTACGAGCCTAAAGGCGGCCCGCGGTTCGAGGGCTATTATAGGCCTGCCATGCCCGGCGGTCGTCCTGACTACGGCATTTCTGCCAGCAAGGTTTTCCGCTTTGAAGAAGGCGGCGCTGCTCCGTACGAGATGGATATTCCTGACCCGATGGCCGTGAGCCGCGGACCTTCTGCCGAGGTTGTCCTAGCCGATGTTTACAAATCGCGGCCCGCGGACCAAGAGGAGGGCATTGGGTCGCTGATATGGGACAAGTTGACGGGTAGTTACAGCGACGAGGGTTTGCGGGAGTCTGCTCGCACTGGGGCCCGCCGGTCTGATGCTTTGTATGGCTCGGGTCCTACGTTTATGGATCAGTTGATTACGGATTATGGTTATCCGTCTGTTTACGATCCAGAGCTTGGCAAGTATGTTATCCCGACGGACAGAACGCGGTATACTGAGGCGGAGCGTTATGCGCGGCCCGCGGGCCGTTATGATTTGCCTTCGTACCCTGAGCTAGAGGATGCGCGGGCGCACATGCTTGGTTCGGCGGATGTGGCTAGCAAGTATGGTCCGCGGACCGCGGAACTTGCTGGGGACGTCGCGGAGTTTGTAGAGACGTTTGCGCCTTTCCCGGTTGGTGGTTCTAGTTTAGGGGATCGCGCGATGGATACGCGGAACAATGCGGTTGGTGTCCAGATTTTTAAGAAGGCTGGTATTGCTGCGGATCTTCCGACGCTGACGCGGATGGTTGACCGCGAGGTGTTTAACCAGTTGGACAGGATCATGGGGCGGACCCGTGAGGAGCAGATGACGCCTCCTTCTGAGATGGCCCGCGCCCCGCGGAACTTTAAGAGTCCCGAGGGGGGCCCTGATCTGTATTATCCGCGGGACGAGCGCGGGTACTTTGCAACGATGCGTCCGATTCTTGGATTTTCGCGCCAGCGATATTCGAGTGATTGAGGAGGATAGAGTATGGCGAGAGCACCTATTGGTGGCTTGATGGACACGAGGGTCCCTTCCCAGCTTGACGAGGAGGATCTTGCGGCCGAGGTAGAGCTGGAGCTTCCTGACTCGCAGAACCGTGTTCTGGCGATGATTGACGCTGAGAATATTGGAGAGATTGAGATTACGCCGGACGAAGATGGCGGCGTGACGATTGATTTCGACCCTCAGGATCAGCGCGGGGAGGATGAAGATTTTTATGCGAATCTGGCGGAAGAAATACCGGATCGCGAGCTTGGTCGTATTTCGAGCGAGCTTATGGGTGAGTTTGATTCCAATAAGGCGAGTCGCCAAGAGTGGGAGGAGACTTATTCGAACGGGCTTGAGCTTCTTGGTTTTACGTATGAGGAGCGGACGCAGCCGTTCCGCGGGGCTTCTGGTGTGACACATCCGCTTCTGGCGGAAGCGGCGACGCAGTTTCAGGCGCAGGCTTTCAATGAGCTTTTGCCGCCGTCGGGTCCTGTCCGGACTGTCGTTATGGGCAAGGAGACGCGGGCGAAGGTCGAGCAGGCCCATCGCGTCAAGCAGTTCATGAATTATTACGTCACGAATGTGATGGAAGAATACACGCCTGACATGGATCAGATGCTGTTCTATCTGCCGTTGGCGGGTTCGACGTTTAAGAAGACGTATTATGACGAGACCTTGGGCCGGGCGGTGTCGCGGTTTGTCCCGGCCGAGAACCTTGTTGTGCCGTATGAGACGGCTGATTTGGAGACTTGCCCGAATATCACGCAGGTTGTCCGCATGTCTCTGAACGATTTGCGGAAGAATCAGGTTGCCGGGTTTTACCGAGACGTCGAGGTTATTCCGGCGCAGGCTGAGATGAGCAGCCTGAGTGAAGAGATGGACCGGATTGAGGGTTTTGAGCCGTCGCAGGTTGATTACGACTGCACAATCCTTGAATGCCACGTTGATCTGGACCTTGAGGGGTACGAAGATACTGACGAGGACGGCCAGCCGACGGGAATCAAGATCCCGTATATCGTGACGATTTCGCAGGATAACGGTCAGGTTTTGTCAATTCGGCGCAATTATCGCGAAGACGATGAGAAAAAGCGTAAGATTGCGTATTTCACGCACTTCAAGTTCCTTCCCGGCTTTGGCTTCTATGGCCTTGGTCTAATCCACACTATTGGCGGTCTGTCACGGACCGCCACGGCGGCACTGAGGCAGCTTATTGACGCCGGTACGCTGTCCAATCTCCCGGCGGGCTTTAAAGCCCGAGGACTGCGTATCAGGGACGACAATGACCCGCTTCAGCCCGGTGAGTTCCGTGATGTGGACGCTCCCGGAGGGGCTATTCGTGACAGCCTTATGCCGCTGCCGTTCAAGGGCCCCGACCAGACCCTGTTCAATCTTCTTGGTTTTGTGGTTCAGGCGGGCCAGCGGTTTGCGACGATTACTGATCTGAAGGTTGGGGACGGCAACGATCAGGCGGCGGTCGGTACGACCATTGCTATGATCGAGCAAGGCTCGCGGGTCATGAGCGCCGTACATAAGCGCTTGCACTACGCTATGCGGCAGGAGTTTAAAATTCTTTCTCGTGTGATGAGCGAGTCGCTGCCGCAGGAGTACCCGTATTCCATCGCTGGTGGCGACCAGAAGATCATGCGGGAAGACTTTGATGACCGTGTGGACGTGATCCCGGTCAGCAATCCGAATGTGTTTAGTCAGGCGCAGCGCATCTTGCAGGCCCAGACGAAACTTCAGCTTGCCGCGCAGGCTCCGGAACTGCACAACATGCACGAAGTTTTCCGGGATATGTACGAGGCGCTTGGCGTCACGGATGTAGACCGGATCATGAAGACGGTCCCGAGCGAAGATCCGCTGCCGATTGATCCGGCGCAGGAGAATGTCAACGCTCTGGATATGTTGCGGTTGAAGGCATTTGAGGGCCAGAACCATCAGGCGCACATTATGGCTCATATGATTTTTGGTTCTACGCCGATGGTATCGGCTCTTCCGCCTGTCGCGATGGAATTGCAGAAGCACGTCATGGAGCATGTCAAGATTGCCGCGCAGGAGCAGGCTGCTGTTGCTTACCTGCAACAGGTACAGCAGCAGGGCGGGCAGCCCGCCGACGAGGAACAGATGCTCCAGATCGAGCAGCTTACCGCTCAGTTCATCGCGGAAGGTATGCAGCAGCTCAAAGAACTTTCTGGTCAGTTGTCTGGCGCGGATGCCCCCGATCCTCTGGTGCAGCTCAAGGAAGCGGAGCTCCAGATCAAAGCGCAGGCGGAGCAGGCGGACGCACAGAATGACCAAGCCAAATTGCAGCTTGACGCGCAGAATCAGCAGATTAGGGCGGAACAGTTCCAGCAAAGATTGGCGTCGCAAGAGAAGCAGACGCAGGCGCGTATTCAGTCTGCGATGGAACGTGAATTACTCAAACAGCAGAGAGGGCAGTGATATGAAGGGTGCAGTTAAGATTGTGACGAACAAGCCGGGTCCGGCACAGAAGGCGGTTGATTACGCTGACATCAAGGGTCAGGGCCGGATTCCCTACGGCAAGACGGCTGATGCGCCGATGGCGGGTAACACTTTCCGCAAAATGAAGATGCGCGGTACTGGTGCGGCCATCAAAGGCAAAGACTTTATGGGCTGCTAAGATGCCTCTAAAGAAGGGCGGCGGCAAAAAGACGATTAGCTCCAATATCAGCAAGCTTGTCGATGAGGGCTACCCTCAGAAGCAGGCGGTGGCTATTGCGTTGTCTAGTGCCGGTAAGTCCAAAAATAAGCCTAAAAAGGTGATGAAGGCTGCAAAGGGCGGCGTGGTCCGCGGGTATAGTCCCATCGCCCGCCCGCAGCGATTCAAAGGTGTCTTCTAGCCGGTATAATTTTGTGCTAAATTAACTAATAAGTTAATTGCACGGGGTTTGTCATGTCCGTAGAGACATTTTTGCGCTGGAAGATTATTCCGCGGATCATGATGGCCGCGATGACCATTATGAGCTGGCGTGTAGTCGAATGGTTTATGACGCTCGACGACCCGACTCCTTCGCAGGCTGCTCTGGTATCCGTCGTTACCGGCGCCATGACAGGCGCTTTTGCCGTATGGATCGGCCATGAGAAGGACGTGCCCAAGAAAGACGGGTGACGCATGGCCGCGAAGATAAACGAAAATACGGAACTCCAAGTTCCTCTCCGCAACTTAATCAGCATGGTCATTTTTGCATCTGTGGCCACGTGGGGGTATTTTGGGGTTCTGGAAAGGATTAACCAGCTAGAACATGCCGCGGAAATGACGCGGCATGAGCAAAAGCTTAATAGCGAGTTCCGTATACGCTGGCCCCGTGGCGAGCTTGGCAGTTTGCCAGCCGATGCGGAACAGTTTATGAAGCTAAGGCACTTAGAGGACGAGCTCACAAAACTCACGAATACATTGGAGCGCGGCGAGGCGCCCTTCGACCGTCAACAGAAACTGACCTTGGAGTTTTTTGAAAGGCGTGTTGCGAACATGGAGTCTGAGTTGCAGAAACTGAAAGATGCTACACTCCAGTTGAAAGCTAATGGCTACAACAACAAATAGGTGAAGGTATGCTTCAAGCCCTTATTGGTCCGGTAACCGGGCTACTCGATAAATTTATTCCTGACGCTGGCGAAAAGCAGCGCCTAGCTCATGAAATTGCCACGATGGCTGAAAAGCAGGCGCACGAAATTGCGCTGGCCCAGATCGAAGTGAATAAAGTCGAAGCCGCGGGTGGATGGTTCCGCGGGGGGTGGCGCCCTTTTGTCGGCTGGTCCTGTGGGCTGGCCTTGTTTTGGCACTTTTTGGGACAGCCAGTTGCAATTTTCATTCTGACAATGTTCAATGTGGCGTATGCGCCGCTTCCGACGTTCGACATGAATCAGCTCATGACTGTTCTTTTTGGGCTGTTGGGTCTGGGAGCGTATCGAAGCTTCGAGAAGGTCAAGAAAGTCTCCTCGTAAGGGGGCTTTCTGGGCGTTGTCTTGCCCGATTTTAGACAGCAGAACGGTCAAATCTGCGAAACAATATTGACGGAGTGGCTTCTCCGAAAGGGGTTCTATGTCTGTCGGCCTTTGTCGGGGACTGGTCCTGTTGATGTTGTTGCTTATAACGACGACGGGGAGGTTTATTTCTTGGATGCCAAACAAGACGCGATTAGGACGACTAAAGACAGAAAGAATCCGCATAGGATACACCGCCCTTTGTCCGCTACTCAGAGACTTCTTAACGTCAGAGTAGCGTATGTCAACATTGACACGGGCGAGGTTCATATCGTTCCTCCCCTTGAAGAGGATGAATCATGAGTTTTTTCTTATCCACACGCAGCAAAGAAAAATTAATCAAGGTTGAGGACGGCCTCGCTGTTTGCGTTAAAAAAGCCATCCATATCACAAAGGTGGATTTCGGGGTTATAGAAGGCCTACGAACTCCGGAACGTCAGTTGGAATTGTACGAAAAAGGCGCCAGCCAGATTAAGGAAGGTGGCAAGCACGTCTTAGGCTTGGCCGTCGATCTTGTCGCTTACATCGGGCCGCGGGCGTCTTGGGAGCTGAATCTTTATGATGACATTGCGGATGCCATGAAGGCCTCCGCGCTAGAGCTAGGCATAAGCCTCCGTTGGGGCGCTGCTTGGCACCGCAATTTGACGGATTTTGAAGGCACCTCCGAAGAGCTTATGAACGAGTACATCGATCTACGCCGGTCCGAGGGTAGGCGCCCCTTCATAGACGCGCCTCATTTTGAATTAAATTGGCAAGACCCCTATCTATCTGAAATGAAACGTGCTACGATATTATCGTAAATTGTTCGATAATATGCGGGAGAAGCATGGATCAGCTTTTTATCGCCGAGGCCGTCTTTAAGATCTTGAGAGAGAGGCGGCAGGGCATAGCGGACATCATGTTGTACGGCAACGTGAAGTCTATGGAGCATTATCGTGAGCTCATGGGCAATCTGGAGTCCATAAATCACGTGGAACAGGAACTCAAGGGCCTGCTGGAAAAACAGGAGCGAACAGATGGCTAAAAAAGCAATTGATCTATCGGCTATCGGGGAAGCCGTTGAAAAGATCACTAAGAAGTCGAAGGGACAGACCCTCGACGAGGTGTACATCGAATCCCCCAGACTCAACCCCGACATGATCGGGAAAAGTCTCCTAGATAGGATGCCGGAGCCGACTGGCTGGCGCATCCTGATTCTTCCATATCGAGGAAAGGGTAAGACGGAAGGCGGGATTTATCTGCCTTCTGAGACCCAAGATAGGGCTCAGATCTCCACGCAGGTGGGGTACGTCTTAAAAATTGGCCCATTGGCCTACAAAGACCCGGAGAAGTTCCCGTCAGGACCGTGGTGCGCGGAGAAACAGTGGGTAATGTTCGCCCGTTATGCTGGGTCCCGGTTCCAGATTGACGGCGGGGAGGTCAGGATTCTCAACGACGACGAGATTTTGGCCACAATCCTTGATCCCGAAGACATCCATCATCTCTAGGAGAAAAAAATGGCTGAAGAAAATACTTCCGAGCTTGACGTTGATATTGATACCGCCGGTCCCGACGCCGAGGTAGAGATTGAGTCTGTTGCGGCTTCCGAAAATAGCGAAACCCATGATGATGGGGCTGATGACCCGTTCCAGAAAGCCGAGACTTCGACCCAGAAACGCATAGATCGTCTGACGAAGAAAATGCGGGAGGCTGAACGGCGCGAGCAGGAGGCTATCCGCTATGCTCAGGCTGTCCAGAACGAGGCAACGCAGCTAAAGAGCCGGATGAACGCCCTTGATGATAATTATGTGGCGGAATACTCAAACCGGGTTTCCTCTCAGATGCAGCAGGCCGAGAATGAATTGGCCCGGGCTATTGAGATTGGTGACTCTGAGGCCACGGTACAGGCCCAGCGCAAGCTGACGGCTTTGGCCATTCAGGCGGACCGTGCCGAGCAGGCCAAAGTCCAGCAGGAGCGGGTTCGCCAGCAGGAGGAGGCCGCGCGGATTTACGCGGCTCGTAATCCGATGCCCGCTCAGGCTCCCAAGCGACCGGACCCGAAGGCAGAGCAGTGGGCTCTGCGTAACAGTTGGTTCGGCCAAGATGAAGCCATGACTTACGCGGCCTTTGGAATCCACAAAGCATTGGTGGAAGATGAGGGATTTGACCCGCAGAGTGATGACTACTATACTGAACTTGATCGCCGTATTTCCGATAAGTTTGGAAACGGTGCAAGTAACGCCAGCAGACGACCCGCTCAGACGGTTGCCGGTGCGAATAGAACGACTTCTGGGCGCAGTGGGAAAAAGGTTCGTCTCACCCCGAGCCAAGTCGCGATAGCGAAAAAATTGGGTGTGCCGCTTGAAGAATACGCGAAATACGTGAAGGAGTAATGAAGATGAGCGAATTTGAGAACCAGATGGAAGCGCCCATCAACAGAACTTCTCGCGCTAATAAGACCCGGGAAAAGACGGCTGTGCGTAAGCCGTGGGCTCCCCCCTCAATGCTAGAAGCACCGCCTGCACCGGACGGTTTTAAGCATCGTTGGATTCGTGCCGAAACGCGCGGGTTTGATGATACAAAAAACGTGAGCGCTAAGATGCGCGAAGGCTGGGAACTTGTCCGTAAGGACGAATACCCGGACTTTGAGGCCCCGGTAGTTGAATCAGGTAAATATGAAGGTGTCTTTGGCATTGGCGGATTGCTTCTTGCTCGCATTCCTGACGAGACGGTTGCGGAACGGACCGCATACTTCCAGCAGAGGAGTATGGACCAGATGCAGGCCGTCGATCATGACATGATGCGCGAGAACGCACACTCAACAATGACGATCAACAGACCTGATCGTCAATCTCGTGTAACCTTCGGTGGCCCACGAAAATAGGGCTGCCTCAATAGGAGAAACCTAAAATGGCAAATCAAGATACTGCCTTCGGTCTTCGTCCTATCGGGCTCAACGGGGCGGGTGCTAACACCACTGGTGTTACGCAGTACGAAATCGCCGCTGCCAACACGAACGCCATTTACCAGTATTCGCCGGTCATTCCGCTGTCTACTGGTTTTGTGGATATCGTGGGCAACGCGAATGGCGGTACTGTCCCTGCGCTTGGAGTTCTGATGGGCGTTGAATATGTTGATAGCTCTTCCAAAAAGACTGTTTGGAAGAACTATTGGCCGGGCGCTAACAACGTCAGCGTTGATAGCAATTTCCCGGTTAAGGCCTTTGTTGCGGACAACCCGAACCAGCTCTTCATGTGCGCTGCGGACGGTAGTGTCACTAACAAGGCCACTGCCATCGGTCATCTGTTCTCGAACGTCTCGCTCGCGAGCGGCACTTCGGGTTCGACGGCTAATGGTCGTTCGACGGCTGAACTGGACATTTCCACTGTTGCCACCACGGCCACGCTTTTCATGCGTGTTGTCGGGCTCACCACTGATGTGGCGAATCTCGATTATGATGCGGCGGGCGTGAACTATGTTGTCCGGTTCAATTTTCATCACAACGCTCCCGCTAGCTCGTCTGACTCTCAGACGACTGCGGACAGCACCGGCATTTAAGGAGGGATAGAAAATGGCTATTTCTCGCGCACAACTCGCGAAAGAGCTGGAACCCGGCCTTAATGCTTTGTTCGGGCTCGAATATGATCGTTACGAGAACGAGCACGCTGAAATCTTCGAAGAGGAGTCCTCGGACCGCGCTTTCGAAGAAGAGGTGATGCTCGGTGGGTTCTCCACCGCACCGGTCAAGGGTGAAGGCACCGCCATCACTTTTGACGATGCTCAGGAGACCTATACGGCTCGTTACACGCATGAGACGGTCGCGCTCGCCTTCTCGATCACGGAAGAGGCTGTCGAAGATAACCTCTATGATCGTTTGGCTTCGCGCTACACGAAGGCTCTTGCCCGTTCGATGGCTCAGACCAAGCAGATCAAAGCTGCGGCCATCCTGAACAATGCGTTTGACACCAGCTACCCGATTGGTGATGGTGCGGCGCTTTGCTCATCGGCGCATCCCAGCCTTTCCGGCAACCAGCGCAACCAGCTTTCTGTGGCGGCGGATCTCAATGAGACCTCGCTTGAGCAGATGCTGATTGATATTGCGGGTCTGACGGACGAACGTGGTCTCAAGATCGCGGTTCGTGGTATGAAGCTCATCATTCCGAAGGAGCTTCAGTTCATTGCGGAGCGAGTTATCAACTCGAACCTCCGTTCTGGCACCGCGGACAACGATACGAATGCCATGAAGTCTATGGGTATGCTTCCGGAAGGTGCGGTGGTTAACCACTTCCTCACCGACTCGGACGCCTACTTCATCAAAACTGACGCGCCGAATGGTTTCAAGTACTTCAATCGTTCGCCCATCAAGACGGCGATGGAAGGTGACTTCGACACCGGCAACATGCGGTTTAAGGCCCGTGAGCGTTATAGCTTCGGCGTCTCGGACTGGCGTGCGGTCTTCGGTACTGCGGGCGCCGCGTAAGCGGTTCCCGATGAGTAAGAGATGGGGCCGCCTTCGGGCGGCCCTATTTTTTTGTGCGGTTGCCGGATAAGCTTTTCTGATATAAACTGTGTTTGTCCCTGACGGCCGCATTCCGCGGTCGACAAGCCAAGACAGGAGAATATCATGGCGAATACGACTTTTACGGGTCCGGTACGCTCGGAAAATGGATTCAAATCCATTAACAAAAGCTCTACCACAGGAGCGGTTACCGAAGTTTCCACCTACGGCGGCGCCCCGGTTGCTCTAAGCGACGGTGACGTAACCCTCACCAACGCAACACACAGCGGGCGTGTTCTTATCGTTCCCGATGGTGGTCAGGATAACACCTACACCCTCCCGAGCCCTGTTGCGGGCGCCAATTTTGTGTTTGTTTACGGTGGCGCCGCGGCAGACGCTACGGATTTCATCGTAGATGCGGGCGACGACGCTAACTACTTCATCGGCAATGTTGCTTTTAACGACACTGACGATGGCGCGGCTTCTGTTGTTTTTGCTGACGGCAATTCCAACAGCAAGCTTCAGGTCAATGTTCCGGGTTCTGCGGTCGTGAACATCGTGGCTAAAGACGATACGAATTGGTACGTCTGGGGTTCTGTCACTGGAGCTACTGCACCTGCGTTCTCCGATCAGTAAGAGGGGATAAACGATGGCTGATGCGGTAACATCCCAGACTCTTTCCGATGGTCCTAAGTATGCGGTGATGAAATTCACCAATATTTCGGACGGAACCGGCGAGAGTGCTGTGACTAAGGTGGATGTATCCGCTCTTGCTTCTAGCGCGGATGGCGACGCCTGCACGGGCGTCGTCATCGAGCGTATCTGGTGGCAGTGCATTGGTATGAAGGTGCAGATCCTTTGGGATGCCACTTCCGACCAGTTCTGCATTGAGCTGGGCGAGAACCAGAGCGGAAACCACGACTATACCATATTCGGCGGACTTACTAATAACGCCGGTACTGGTAAAAATGGTGATATCAAGTTTACGACTGTTGGGGCCACGACTGCCGACACGTACACTGTTATCCTTTATCTGCGTAAGCAGTTTAATTAGGAGGCATTCGAATGGCTCGTGAAGTTAGCTCAATAACGCGGGTTGGCACTAGCGAGCCATTCGAACTCCAAGTTTCTCGTGGACAAATCGCTTACCACGAATTTATTCACAAATTTGGGTATAACCCCAGTATTGGAGCCGCAGACGAGACAATTTGGTCGGAAGGGGGCCTTTATGTGTACCCCACTTCAGCCTCTACCATGTATATCTCTAGCAGTTCCGCAGCGGACACAGCGGCTGGAACCGGCGCTAGAACAGCCACGGTTTATGGATTGGACGCTGATTTTGAGCAGATAAGCGTAACAGTCTCGTTAAACGGTCAAACCGGCGTCCAGTTAAACGGTGCTTTGAACTGGTATCGCGTCAATCGCATTGTTGTAAACACCGCAGGTTCTGGTGGAGCTAATGCGGGCGTTTTGTATGTGGGCACGGAGGCAACTCCTTCCGGCGGTGTTCCCACAAATAAATACGCCACCGTTGCTATCGGAGATAACCAGACACTCATGTGTCTTTGGACTGTTCCGGTAGGCTACACGGCCTATCTTCACCAAAAAGATGTTTCAGCTTCTTCTTCTGCGGGCAAATTTGCTATTTTTACGTTGGTCACGCGACCAGATGGTGGGGTCTTCAATGTTAAAGATCGGGTAACTTTAGCCAATAACTCAACCAGCATTCCGTACTGGAACCCGATTGTCCTTACAGAGAAAACAGATATCGAAGTTCGTGCAATAGCTGACTCCGTGGGGGGAACAATTACTGCCTCGGCTACTCTTGACATCACTTATATTAAGAACGGGGATACGCTGTAATGCCTACTACGAAAGACGTTAAGCGTCTCCCCTCTGGAAGGATAAAGTATCGCGATGAGACGTTTGCAGGTTTCAACAAACCCAAGCGTACTCCCGGTAAAAGCAAGAAAAGCGCGGTCCTTGCTAAGAAGGGCTCCGAGATTAAGCTGGTTCGATTCGGCGACCCCAAAATGTCGATCAAAAAAGATCAGCCGGGACGTCGAAAAAACTTTCGTGCTCGTCATTCTTGCGATACCGCCAAGGACAAGTTTAGCGCCCGTTATTGGTCCTGTAAGGCTTGGTGAGGTCGAGATGCGCGTTGAAGAAGTTCTCAGCAAGCTTGAAAAGCATGAAGCGGAATGTAACCTTCGGTACACTCGTATTGAGGAACGCTTAGACGATCACAAAAACAACCTGAAAAGCTTAGATATCAAACTTTGGGGGTTGGCCGTATTGATCGTTGTTTCCCCCTTGGTTCATAAATTGTGGGGCTAGGATGGGATCCCGCGTAAAAACCGGTCCTAAGTCATCTCCTTGCGGTGTTACTTATTATCGTAAAGGTGGGGCTGTTAGGAAAAAGTCAAAGGGCAGCAAAATATGCCCCGAAGGCAAGGCTTGGGCTGAAAGGACTTTTGACACATACCCAAGCGCCTATGCTAACCTTGCCGCATCTAAATACTGTAAGGACCCTAACTACGCCAAATCATCTAAGGGCGGCAAAAGGAAGGGTCGATAATGTCTTTAAAGGAATGGCTAGATGAAGATTGGGTCAGAATTGATAGCCGCGGTAACATCGCAGGTCCGTGCGGCACTTCTAAAAATAAAAAGCGCCCTGACCGTTGCCTACCAAGGAATAAGGCAGAAAGTCTCAGCGTTTCTGAAAGAGCTGCGACTGCGGCTAAAAAGAAGCGCGGCGGCGCTTCTGGGAAAAAGGTAGTACCTAATACCTCCAAAGCAAAAGTGCGCAGGATGGCCGATGGTGGGGTCGTGGCTCGTGGCTGCGGCGCGATCATGTCAAACCGGCGCAAACGCACGAAAGGCGCCGTAACTAAGCTATGAGGCTTGAGTTTTTCGGGGACCCGGTCGAGAGGAAGATCGCGGAAGAGATAATTGCGTGGTCCCGGGAGGTCCTTGAGGTCCCCAGCCCGCATTTTTCCGGGATGTCCCCATGTCCTTATGCCCGCCAAGCATGGCTAGACGACCGGGTAATCATACTTTTTAAGGCAGGTAGCGATATGCAGACGCTGTACTCGACAATATCGCAGTTTGAGGACACCGTTGATGTTGTGATTATTGTAGACACGCATCCGGAGCCGGATCCGGAAGGGTTTCACGACTACCTAGACGGCCTGAACGACGCCATATCGGATGGTTTTTTCATAGACCGCGACATATGGCTTATGGGTTTTCACCCGGACGACGATCCCAGCGATTTCGTGGAAGACGTTAACTTCGAGCCTGTGTCAGATGTTCGGTATTCCATGATTTTTGTCCAGAGACTGTCCAAACTGCAAGAATCCGCGGACAAGTTGCGCAAAAAAGGCTATTATGATAGCTATGGGGAGGAGTACAATGCCCAAGATATCTATCTTAGGCGTCAACTTTTTTACAACAGGCTGAAGGGTACCTGACATGGCTATGAAACCTCGTAAGATGCGCGGCGGCGGTATGGTTAAGAAGATGCGCGGCGGCGGCATGGTTAAAAAACCTGAAATGATGAAGAAAGGCGGCGTTAGCGTTGCTGACATCCGTCGCATGGCCAAAGATAAAGGCTATAAGCTGGTCAAGGAGTAATAAATGGCCTCGTCCGGTAGCAAAAATTTTGAGCTGGACGTCTCCGAGTACATCGAGGAGGCCTTCGAGCGGTGCGGTCTTGAAGTCCGGACGGGGTATGATCTCAAGACCGCGAAGAGGTCGCTTAATCTACTTCTCGCCGATTGGGCCAATCGCGGCTTGAATCAGTGGACCATTAAACAGCGCTCGGTAACTATGGTTACCGGGGACGGCGAGTATGATCTATCGACAGACGTAATTGATGTTCTGTCGGTAATTGTCAGGCGCGATGGCACGGACTATTCCCTAGATCGACTGAGCCGTTCGGACTACTTGGATATCCCGAATAAGACAACGCAGGGGCGGCCTAATCAGTTCTTTCTTGATAGGCAAATAACCCCGAATCTGAAACTGTGGCCGGTTCCCGATAACAGCACTGATGTTGTGTATTACGATGCACTGACACGTATGGACGACGCTGACAATTATGTAAACACCATGGATATGCCGTTCCGGTTTTATCCGTGCTTGGCCGCGGGTTTGTCCTACTATCTATCGCTCAAGAGAGCCCCCAACCGTGTTCAGCTTCTCAAAGCCGTATACGAAGAGGAGTTCCAGCGCGCGGCGGACGAAGATCGGGATAGGGCTTCTTTCAATGTCGCACCGAAATATGATTATTACGGGACGCGATGATGGCTAAGTTCGCTTCAGGCAAAGAATCATGGGCGATATGCGACCGGTCTGGCTTGCGGTATCCGTACCGGGTCATGAAGAAAGAGTGGAATGGCCTGCTGGTCGGGCCCGATCAGTATGAGCCGAAACATCCTCAGTTAGGTCCTTTTCGGAAGGTTTCCGACCCTGAAGCGCTAAGAAACGCTCGCCCTGACATTGTCGAGCCCATGGACGTATTTGTAGGGGTCCCGTTGGTAGAGGGCCCTAATTTACGGCCCTGTTCTGGTTTCGGCCAAGTCGGGCAAGTAACGGTGAGCACGCCATGAGCTTTACATATGACCAGCTAAAAGCCGCGATACAAGACTACACGGAGAACACGGAAACGTCTTTCGTAAACAATCTTCCCGTGTTTATTCGGCTCGCGGAAGAGCGCATCCTGAAGAATGTCCAACTTAGTCTTTTTCGGAAGAACGTCAGCGGAAATATGACCGCTTCTAATAAGTATCTGGCGGCTCCGACTGATTTCCTCGCGCCTTTTTCTCTTTCGTTTGTAGATTCGGAAGGCGATCACGTTTTTTTGGACTTCAAGGACGTGGATTTCATCCAGTCGTTCAACCCGGATGCGGCAACGACGGGAAACCCTCGGTATTACGCCGTTTTTGACATAGATTTTTTCATCCTCGGGCCGACGCCGGACGGCGCCTACACGACCGAACTGCACTATTTCTACCGTCCAGCCAGCCTCACCGCCGGTTCTGGTAGCGGAACGACATGGCTCAGTGAAAATGCCGAACTCACCCTCCTTTATGGCAGTCTTATCGAGGCTTACATTTATATGAAGGGGGAGCCGGATGTCATGGCTCAGTACGAAAAACGTTTTGTCGAAGCCATCTCGGCGCTCAAGATGTTCGGAGAAGCCAAAGAAGTAACTGACCAGTATCGCACTGGCATGGTTATAAGGCAGCAGCAATGAAGGTGAATCCCATAGATATGTCCTTCGGGGCAGATTTCGGCGTTGAGGTTCGGACAACGACTAACCGCGGGTTTACCCCGGAGGAAATTGCGCAGCGGTGTGCCGACAAGATACTTGTTGTATCCGACACTGCTGACCCAGCGATACGAGATCAGGCGTATGCTTTCCGCAACAAACTTGTTAGACTGTTAGAGTTTTATATGCGTGATGCGATCCGGAGCGACCGGACCACGGTGTTCAATGCCCTGAATGACGCAGGGCACCCCGAACTGGCCGATTTAATCAGGAGGTTATGACATGGCGTTCAGCGGAAATTACATGTGCACCTCGTTCAAGAAAGAACTCTTGTTCGGGGCGCACGACTTTGCGAATGGTGCAGATACGATGAAGATGGCTTTGTATACGTCGTCCGCGACGCTGGATGCGTCCACGACGGCATATACCGCCAGTAATGAGGTTAGCGGCACCGGTTACTCTGCGACTGGTCAGGATCTGACTAATGTTGACCCGACGAGCAGCGGTACTACCGCTTTTACCGACTTCGCGGACGAAACTTGGTCTACCGCGACTATCACGGCGCGCGGCGCATTGATCTACAATTCGACGCCGAATACGACGTCCATTGCTCTGACCAACCCGTCTGTTGTTGTCCTTGACTTCGGCAGCGACAAGACGTCTACCGCTGGCGATTTCACGGTAATCTTCCCCTCCGCAGACGCAAGCAACGCGATCATCCGGATTGCGTAAATGACCGACGCGGTCGTCGCATTTCAAGGTTGGAACTCTTCCACCGTTGGATGGGGCGACGGTACATGGGGTGGGGACATTGCGCTTCCCGGGGCCGCAGGGAACGTTGGCGAAGCTACTGTAAATGCTGATGCCAGTGTTCCGGTTACTGGTTTAGTAGCAACAGGTAATGTTGGTTCCGTAACGGTAGTTGCGGAAGCTAATATTTATGTTACAGGCCTTTCAACAACAGGTACCGTTGGCTCTGTCACGGTCACAGGCACAGCAAATGTGCTTGTCACTGGTGTCGAGGCTACCGGGGTCACCGGTACAGTCTCCGTTGCGGCTGATGCTAATGTTCCGGTCACCGGCCTAGGGGCGTTCGGGAATGTTGGCTCCGTAACAGTAACAGCCGACGCCAATGTTTACCCCTCCGGTATCTCTGCAACGGCCAATGTCGGGACGGTCACCGTCGATGCCGGAGCACTTATAGAAGTTTCCGGGGTAGAGGCGACGAGCGCGGTCGGTGTCGTCAGTACGATTTCTGACGCAAAAGTATATCCCATCGGCGTTTCTGCGTCTGGCTACGCGGGCAATGTTTTGGTTTGGTCAAATATTGTCCCCGATCAAAATCCGGGGTATAGTGGAATAACCCCGAGCCAAGCTCCGGGTTACGTCGCCATTGGACCGGCGCAAAGCCCGGGGTATAGTCAGATAAACCCGGCTCAAAGTCCGACATTTAGTGAGATCGAGCCGAATCAAAACCCCTCGTGGGAACGGATAGCAGCATAGGGTTAAAATATGCCTAGCACATATACTCTCAATAACGGTATTACCCTCATTGCCACGGGCGAGCAGTCCGGCACATGGGGCGCGACAACCAACGTCAATCTGGAGTTGGTCGATACCGCCCTTGACGGCCAAGTAACGGTTACCTTGGCCTCTGCGGGGAGCTCGGGGTCCCCCAATGCGCTTCCGATTAGCGACGGTGCCGCGTCAAACGGCCGGAACCGTATGGTCATCTTTGATGACGGCGGCGATCTCGGGGCGACGGCGTATGTGCAGCTCACTCCGAATGACTCCGAAAAGATTATTTATGTTCGTAACGCCCTCTCCGGAAGTCGGTCCATTCTGTTGTTCCAAGGGACGTATAACGCCTCTAACGACTATGAGGTACCCGCCGGAACGACGGCTGTCGTGTATTTCAATGGCGGCGGCACGGGCGCCGTTGCGGCTAACGTTTTCAATAACGCTTATTTCGACGGCCTTCGTCTCGGCTCGGTTTCGGTTACCGCGATTCTTGATGAAGACGATATGTCCTCAGACAGCGCGACCGCTTTGGCCACGCAGCAGTCGATTAAGGCTTATGTTGATAGTCAGGTTGGTACGGTCGACACTCTTGCGGAAATTCTTGCCAACGGTAATACGACCGGCGGGACAGACATTGTGGTGTCGTCCGGCGACGTAATCACCACGAATACCATCAATGAAACGACCGCCGCGTCAGGTGTGACGATTGACTCCCTTCTTGTCAAGGACGGCGGTATTACTGCTGCTGGCACGAGCACCTTTGCAGGTCAAACTATCACCAACCTTGGGGCTGTTACCACCGCCGACATCAACGGCGGCACCATCGACGGCACGGTGATCGGCGGCTCTAGCGCGGCTGCTGCGACTGTCACGACGCTGACGGCTAGTGGCCTTGCTTCGGTTGGCGACTTAACTTTAACGGCGGGCAATCCTGAAATATTGACCGGCGACAATAGCACCTTTCTCTATATCAGCGGGTCCACCACAAAAGACTTGGGCGGCAATATCATTCTGGTTCCAGATAGCCATCCATCGGTTCCGAACGATATTATTTTTAGGTCTGATACAACTAACGTCATGCGGTGGGATAATAGCGCGTCCACGTTTGATCTTTTGGGCAACGCTTTAAGTGCTGGCGATGGCACATTTGACGCACTGAAGGTAACGACAACTTTTGGTACAATCACAGGGGCAAGCACGGGGTATATAGACAACGCTTCTGGAAATATGCGAGTCGTTTCTTTAGGCCCAAATACCTCCACCAATGGAACGATCACATTTTCATCCCGACGCTCTGATGCTTCAAATGCAACTGATCTTTTGTCGATTGGCGGTAGCACAGGCAACGCCACCTTCACAGGTGATGTGAATATCTTTGGTGCTGGCGGCGGGTTCTCAACGTCCTCCTCTGGTCTTTACATTGACAGTGCAGATCAAGGCGAAATTGTTGTTGATAACGCTGGCGGTGCAAACGCCTATAGCCGTATCAACTTCGCTGAGGCTGGGACAAAGAAATGGCGCGTCGAATATGACGGCGTAAGCAATCACCTTGAGTTTACCGAAAACGGTGTTGCTGCACATTTGACCATCGCAGATACCACAGGCAACGCCACCTTCGCTGGCACAGCCGTAATCAACAGCGGCGCAAGTGGTGCGTCGGCTGCGGGTGATGGCGATGATCTTGTTGTTGAAATGTCTGGCGCGGGCGGTATGTCGTTGCTCGGTGTTGACGCTTCAAATATTGATCTTCGATTTGGCACGCCTTCCGATGTTATTGGGATGCTTGCTCGGTGGAACTACAACGCCTCAACTGGCTATTTTGGAACGTCCAAGTCCGGCGCTTCGACGGTTATTTGGGGCGATAATCAAACACCTAACCTCACCCTCTCCGGTGCCGCTGGTTCCGAAACGGCCACCTTCGCTGGTAACGCTGCCATTGGCGGTGCAACCCTCAAATCGTGGGGAGCGGGCTTCGACGCCTTCCAACTGGAAAACGGCGGTTTGTTCACGGCGGCGGGAGGCACTGGCCTTTACGTCAACGAGAACAGCTATTTCGACGGCACGAACTACAAGTATTCCACCACGGCGGGCGCAAGTCAGGTCTATCAGAGCGGCGGGACTATTCGCCTTAATGTTGCGGCAAGTGGCACGGCTGGAACGAACGTCACGTTTACGAATGCGCTAGAGATTGGAAGCACGGGCAACGCCTCGTTTGCTGGCACACTCGACGTGGCGGGTGAAACGGATTTCAGTGAGCGTGTTACGATTGACCACAACGACAAGGGTTGGACGCGCAACGGGAACGCCGATGACCTTGTGGTCATGAACAGTGGTGCCGTTGGGATTAACATTCTTGGTGATGCCGCAACGGGGCAGGGGCGTCTTCTGTTTGGAACGGAAGTCGATAGTTCCCGTGGTGGTTTGCTGTACGAGATGGCGACGGATACGTTTTCGCTATCAACGGCTGATGTAACCGCCCTCACCTTAGACAGCAGCCAGAACGCCACCTTCGCTGGTGAATATGTCCTAATTGAGCAAGGTGCGGGTACGCTCCCGTCCAGTACAAACAACGGACTTATCGTACAGCATAACGCTAATATTGCGGATAATGCTGTAATCTCACTGATTAGCGGTACATCTGGTGACAGTCGTGTTGAGTTTGGCGATGCGAATGATCGTGATGTAGGAATTATTCGCTACACCCATAGCGACAACACCATGCGTTTTGGAGTAAACGCAACAGCCGACGTTTTAACCGTGGGGCCAACCATTGTTGACATCACGGCGCAGCTTCAACTTGAGGATAGTCAGTACCCGGAAATCCTAATTACAGCGAACCAAGCTAGCGCTCGGACTTCTTACTTGTCGGGAGTATCTTACGGCTTTATCGGCATGACCGGGACAACTGGAGGTTCTTATCCGTTTGACGCAGCGGGGAATTTAATTCTGCAAAGCCGCGCCAACGTTGACCGCGACATCGTGTTTGTCACTGGTGCCACTCCGTCTGAGAAATTAACTATCGACGGCGCTACTGGCGCAGCCACCTTCGCGGGTGATGTTGTCTTTAGCACGTCTAGTGCTGGCCTTCGCACGGACACTTCTGATGGTTCAGACAACAAGTACCTCACGCTTTCTGGTGGTGGTGGTAGCGCGATCAGTCGGGGTGCGCTGATCGAACTTTACGGTAATGAGAATGGAAGCCTTGGTGCACTTACTCTAGCTGCTGGGCAAGTTTCAGGTTCCAAGATTAATTTCTATGCTGGAACCTCTGGTTCTATTGGTATGGCCTTTGACGCTGACGGTCTCAAATTCAACGGCGATACCGCAGCGGCTAACGCGCTGGATGATTATGAGGAGGGGACGTTTACTCCAGTATTTGCAGACGCCATTACAGGTGGAAATACCGCCGCCGGCGGCACTTTTGACGGCTCGTACACAAAAGTAGGCCGATTAGTATATGTCACAATCCGATGTCAGGACATCGACACAACGGGAATGACGGGCGGAAACATTTTTTATATCAGGAACCTGCCTTTTGTGGCGGGTACTGCTGGCGCTAACTATCGCAGCGCAGCCCCTGTTCTTGATGCAGTTTCTTTTAGTGGGTATGTCGTTGCTAGTGTATTTGGCTCCACATCAGCCTTAGATTTACGTAAAATTGTAAGTGGTGTTGGAGACACATCCCTCACGGTGTCAGACGTAACTTCTGGGAGTGGGGACATTTACTTAAGCATTATTTATGAAGCTGCGGCTTAATTAACCCTAACCCATGAAAGGTTCGATAACATGGCACTAACAGAAGAAAACACCGTGGATAAGATTGAGGTCGTTGAAAACGGCACCGTTCAAGTCCGCACAGCAACCGTCATCAAGCGTGACGACGAAGAAATTAACCGCTCATTCCACCGTCATGTGGTTGCACCGGGCGACAGCTACAGCAACGAGGACGCCAAAGTTCAGGCCGTCTGCGCTGCTGTTCACACCGCCGAAGTGATCTCGGCATACGAGGCAGCTCAAGATGTCTGAGAACGTATCGCTTGAGCAAGCAACCCTTCACTTTTTGAACAAGGCACAAATCAATGCGTCTGAAGCTGATCTGTTTATCGCTGTTCGCAATCATTTCGCTGGCGTCGTGCAGTCCCAACAAGCCGCCAATGCAGAGCAACCAGAAAACGACGACGCCGATGGGCCACCTGACGCTGTGCAAGAATAACCCGGAGTCGATCTGGTGCAAGAAGTAGCAGAGCAAATCCACAGCAAGGTCTATGCGCTTTTTAGCTATAGAGATGACAAGTCATCTTATGACGTAGTTGAAGATTGGCGCAGCCATGTTGACGCGGTCGAGCGCGGTGAGGAA